CATCATGGTAAGGGTGTTTTGCATCAGCATATATCTTTTGAATATCTCCTTTAGCATCTATTGGTGAAACAGCTAATCTATTATTTTGTGTATTTTTAGCCATATCTTCCGTTATATCTTCACCTAAACGTGCAAATAACTTGACAACTGCTGGATGATTACCTGCTTCGGTATCTAAAAGTTCCATCAATTCATTATCTGCATATACAGTCATTGCTCGTCTTGCAGCTCTAACCTTATTATCATAGTCATAACCCCATTCTTTATGCAATGCTTCTTCTGTATTTTTCTTACCTGAAGTCATTTCTGAATCACGTCTTTGACTTTCAAAATCAACAGATTTAACTTGAAAATCTATTAATGCTTTAGCTTGATCGTTATTTAACCCAATTTGGTGGGCAACATTTCTAAATTGTTTAACTTGTTCTTCATTAAAAAATTGTGAATGTGTTTCAGGAATAGTAAAACTATACTTTTCAGAAGTTTCGGGTCTGCCTAACTTTGTATATAATTCAGCCCTTTCTTCATCTGTTTTTGGTATAGGTATTCTACTCCCTATCATTTTTTGCTGGTGAACTAGTGTATTAGCCGCAGATTCTAAATCTTTTATATTTTGAATTGTAGGATTGTTTTGTAATTCATCAGATAAAGATGATCTCCAGTCTTGATTTTCACTAGCACCAGACCCAAGTATTGATGTTTCTTGTACTGGGTTGTCTTGTACTGTGGTCGTTTGCTCATCAGCCATTTTTTTCCTCCTCTATTAGATTGATGATACGAATGATTACCGATCTTTGTCCTTCTCGATAAGCCATTTCGTTGGTGTCCTTTGAAAAAGAACTCCGTTTATAATAAGCCGATTTTAAATCAGCTATTACTCTTTCTCCTTCTTTAGAGCTAAAAGTAATTCCGTAATCTCTTTTTAAACTTTTAATTTGTTTTTCAAAATCAGGTGCTGCCATTTTGTAATCTATATTTTTTATCCCAAATTTCTTTTTGTGTCAAATCTACTTCATCTTCTTTTTGTTTATTTCGAGGGTCAATCTTATTCACATCTATCATTTCAACTAGAGCATACCTACATACTTTAGGAGTTATTTTTCTCCAAGGCCCTGTTGCACCCCATTGAAAATGTAATAAATAACGTGGTTCATCATAGATTTCCATTCTTGAAATATCAAAATCATCTAAAACACCAGCAAAACTTTCGTTAGGTTTATGATCGTTCCAATCCATTATTGAAGTGAACCTGATCCATTAGTATCACTAGGATCAAAGGGTGGTTTTACAGCTGCGATAGTACCTAGTAAATGTCTTAATTCTTCACGAAGTTCAGCATCTGTTTTTCTTCCAGTAACATCTTCAATTTTAGTAATTGTTTGATAACCTGATCTATCTAATAAACTATTTACTGCACCAAGTTGAACCGAAGGTGATATTTTAGGATTTGAAATTAATTCTTTTAATTTATCTACAGCTAAAGGTACGTGACTACTCATTAATTTTTTAGTAGCTTCATCTATTTCATTACTTAATTGTTTTTTAAGATTATGACCTTGTTGTTCTGCTGTAGCTTCTGAATAACCTGCTTTGATTGCAGATTGTTTTGCATTTCCTGTTTGTGAAAAATTTTCAACAAACGCTTGTTGCATTTCTGTTAATGATTTCATTACGCTAATCCTTGTTGTTCTGCTTGTGCCATTGCTTCTTCCATACCTTCTTTAGTTTCGGGTTTAGACATTTCTGTCATAGCTTTACCTTGTGATAATGCAGTATCAGCTTGTTGTTGTGCCATAGCTTGTTCTTGTGCTTGTTGTTGTGCTGCTGCTCTTTGTTCTCTTATTTCTGCTACTTCATCTTCACCACGTAAAACTGTTTTAGGAACTCCAAGTAATGTTGCTCTCATTCTAATTGCTTGTTCGTGATCTATAACATCCATAACAGTAGGATCAACTTGAACGACTTGCATTGCTAATTGATATAATCTTTCAACTGCAATAGCTTCTTCCATTCTTTGAGAACGTGCTAAAGGCCCAACATATTCTATATCCATACTCATACCACTCATTGCTTCTGGTCTTGACATTAAAGCATCTGATCTCATCATAATTCCAAATACTCTTTCAATTAATGGATTTAAAAATTCAGTTTGAAATCTTCCTAATGTTGGCCCTAATAATCTTTGCATCAATTCATATCTAACTTGAACTTCTGTTGCCGTCATTTGTGGGCCTTCTTGTAATTGTAATTGATCTGAATAGTATGCTTGTCTAATTGCTGTTCTTAATTGATTTTCTTTTAAATCTGTTATTTGCCAATTCGATCCAATTTGTAATGGCTTAATTGCTGTGTCACTTCTAACAACTGTAATTCCAGCAGGTGTCATTCTAACTCTACCTATTACTCCATCATCAGTAACTAATAATGGTGGATCAATAGCTTTTGCCCATGCCTTTAATCCTATCTCTACAGCTTTGTTTAAAGTTTTAATATCAGGTAAAGCATTATAACTTGGTGATCTTCCAAAAATTTCACCTGTTGCCTTAGACCATCTTGGAACTAAATATGGAAATTCATTGTAACCTCCAACTCTAACAACCATTTTATCTTCAAAACAAACGTGACAAGAATGAAATGGTAATTTAGTTTTAGCTTTCATTCCTACTGATCTTTCATAATCTAGTGTAGGTTCTACAGCATGAATAAAATTGAATTGAGTATCGGGTTTTGCTTTAACAGCTTCTTTGATTTTTGTTCCTACGTTATCTTCACCAAATTCTTGTACTGCTTGTCGTGCAGTCATTTTATATTTTCTATAAAGTGTATCTACTCTACCTGTAGAATTTTCTTGAATAAAATATTCTGCAATATGCAAAGTATTAAAATGTAATCCACCTTGTAAAAATCCTTCATTTGCTTCTTCAACAAATATCGCTGATGTACCAACTGAACATAAATCTAAATACATTTCGTGAACTTCTGTATTAAAATTAGATTCATTAAATACAGCATACATTCTACGTGCTGTATCTTCTAACCAGATTTGTATATCTCTAACTTTATTAGCATCGTCATCTCTTAATTTTAATGAGAACCAAGGTAATGAAGGTGATGTTAATGTTCCTTGTAGACTTGCCGCTAAAAGATTATTAGCTGTGATTGCTGTTGAATCAAATAAAACTTCTGTTCTTTTTTCTCCACGTGAACGCAAGAAAGTAATTTCTGCCTTACGTGGCATTACATAATCTAAAATTTCCTGCCAATGAGATTCCCATGTACCTCTATCAGCTTCTAACTTATCTAATCGTTTTCTTATATAATCAAAAGTTGCCATTAAGTATAAGTACCTAATACAGATTTACCAGTTTGTACTTCTTCTGTAACACCTTCTCCACTTGTTAAAATTGTTCCACCCATTCCTTTTTTTCTTAACCCAATAGCTTTCTTTTTTTCTGCTGCTAATTTTGCTTCAGAAGCATCCATCTTATCTTGTACTGATGTATCTACTGGTGGTGGTGATGGCATCGCTGGTGCTTTTAAACCCATATACATTCCTCCTTTAACATTCCGTATAATGCTCCATCTATAAATTTTCCATCAACTTTCATTGCTTTTCTTATTATACCTTCTTTAACAAATCCTGTACCTTTTAACAACTTTTCATTTCTTTCATAACCATTAATGCACATTGCCGTTATTCTACCACATTTTATCTGATTAAAGCAGTAATTAAAAACATACTTGATATTTCTTCTCGTACAGCATCGTGGTGTCTTTAATGCTAAATGAATCCAAATATTATAACCATCCCAATCTGAAAATAAAAAACCTCCTAATAATTCATTATTTTCAACAAAACCTAAATAAGAATACCAATCATTAACTTCGTGATGAATATGGGCGTGTTTCTTAACATAGTCACCAATGGGTTTTTTCCATTTTTCGCTTGTGACTACTTCAATCACTATGCGTATTTCTTTTTCTTTTTAGTCGTATTAGTTTCACCACCTAATACAGTTTTTTGAACATTAGCTTCATCTTCAAGACCCGTAGCATCCGTCATAATCGTTCCACTAACACCTGAACCTTGTCCTGGTCGTCTATCTGCTTTAGTAGTTGCTGATACTGGTGCTTGTGTAGTTATGACTTGTGCAGGTTGTTGTGCAGGTGAAGAAAATATTCTAACTATTCTTCTTATAAATCCTCCCATATCTCCCTTCCATAATTGTTATCTAGCAAAAACATTAAATTCTGAATCAGTAAATTGTTGTAATGGTTCATAAATTTTTAATCTTGCTTTTCGTAAAGACATTATACAATATCTTAACGCAGAAATTAAGTCATCATTCATAGGAACGATTTTTCCATCTTTCCTATGGTGCATCCTTAACTCCTCCAACAGTTTACTTTGATTTTTAAAGATTTTCAATCGTTTTGTCTGCATCCTAACCAACATTTCCATTATTCCTGCTTCTACTGAATTACCACCTGTACCTTCTCTTAAACCTTGTTGTGGTGGATTAGTAAACCATTCAGGACACATATTAACGCCTTCCTTCTTATACTGTTCGGTTAAATTCTTACCCGATCCTTTATCGGCCTGTCTGCCGTCTTGTGGCCAAATAACTGGAATCCATTTACCCCTAGCTTTAATTGCTGATGAATGAACGGGTACTGTTTCTTGGCGAATAGAATAACTATCATAAACATAAGCTGTATCTACATCTCTATCCCAAGCAACCCATACACAAGCTGTAGGGTGATCCCAGCCAAAATCTATTCCACATAGTCTAGGCCAATGACTTGGTATATCCATAATATCACATAATATTTCTTCTTCAACAATCGGAAAAACCAAACCAGAACCTAACTGTGGTATTCCCTTTTCTCTCATCTTTCTTTCGTGGGGTGGTAATGCTTGTAAAACTTGTTCTCTAATTGCTTTTGTCATATGGGGTGCATCATCCCAAGTAGCTTGTATTAGTGCCTGTCCTTTTTTTAAATCATTTACAAATTGAGCTACTGTTTGTGTCATTCCTTGTTCTGGTGTAAACGTCATATAAACAATACCACCTTTATCTGCTGTTCTTGTTAATGCCTGTGTATAAATTCCTGTTGGTGGTTCTTCATCCAACCATATTACATCTACTGATTCTCCCATCCATTTCTCTTTACCCATTTCATATGCTTTAAATCCTATACGAGAATATCCACCTGTTACGTGCTTAATAACTAACGAGTTTATAGCATTTGGTACACCTGCTTTTCTTACAGTTTCACCAATATACTTTAAAGGTATTGTACCTGTACCTTTAGCTGATGGATCATCTGGTTGACCGACAAGTTCTTTTTGGCAAACATCCCTGGTGGTTTCATTTGAAACACCCCCTGCCCATGCTCTTACGGGTCTATTAAATCGTTTACCAGCCCACCATGTTGGGTATTTTCCCGTCACATGGTATGCCATTTCCATGGCCCCACTAAAGGACTTGCCAACCCTATTACCAGCCATTAACAATCTTTGTGATGCTAATGTATTATGAAACTTCTTTTGATAATCATATGGCTTATAATCAGCCATGATATTAGTAACTTTACGTCTTTCTAATTCCTTTGCGATTTTTACTGCTTTTTCTAAATTATCACTCATTTTTAATTTGACCAGTTTTTTTATCTATAGTGTAGAACTTACCTGACTTGGAGCTTCTATAACGGACATCATTTCTATTAACCCATCGTTTATTCCAAGCCCAACAGCTTATCATGCCGCCATACTTTTCTAGTAAACTATAAATATAATCCATTATTGTAACCAATTAAATACTGCCCTTATTGCTAATACAAAATACACTAACTCCATAAGAGTTCGGGGAATATCCTTATCCTTTATACCAATATATACCCAAAACCCACATGAGATACTAGCTAAACTCCAACCTAATACCTGTGCTATATTATTATAGAACCACCTAGCATCTGACAAGATAAATATACTTGCCATAGCTACTACAAAACCCCACCATCTATTTTTAGCTACATGATAGTATCTAATCTTCATTAGCTTATTATATAATAATCCCCTCAAAAATAAATGCCTTATACCTATTAACATAAGTTAATATTAACAATTTCCCCTCGCTGTGTGGAATGATCCATTATAATAGTATGCGAATTTCTTTTTGGGGGGTCGCCCTTCTTTTTTGTTATTGGTTGGCACTTTTCTTCTTTATTTATTGCTGTTGCTGTGGTGATTGATGACTTCAATGCTAGGACAATGGCTTAACTAGAGTAAAGATATAAAGAGAGAGCAAGGCACGGGGCTTGGTCGTGGGTGGTGTGGGTGTGCGTGTTAAGGGTTTATTCTAGCCTTTACCTTACTCTTATCTAGTTCTTACCTTACTCTTATTGGTACTGTTTAAGCTATCTAGTTATAGGTCTTTATACTCTTATAGCTAAATGTCTTTATTGTTTGATTATGTTTATTAATAAGGGCTTATTGATTGTTTTACCAGATTAAGAGCTAAACCCCCGAAATGTAAAAAGCCCCGATTGATTAGATCAGGGCTTATGTCTTTTATTGGTTTATGCTGCTTTTTTTCTTTTATCTATTAAATCTTCAAGTATTTTAAACCTTTCATTATTCTTTTTTTAAATTGTATTTCTGCACTTGGTAATTTATCAAGTTTTTTAATAATTAATTTATATTGTTTTATAGTCATTTTAAGGCTTTCAATATCTAATCCTAAATATTTTAAAAGATATTCAGGTGTTTCATCTTTCCACCATTCAAGATTCATCTCGTCCATATCTAAACCACTTGACATATCACAACTAAATAAATGGGCTAGTTCAGGATATTCTTTTGGAATTTTTAATTTTCCAGTTTTTATACAATCTTCTAAAACTTCTGTAATTATAGGATTGTACTTTTTTTCATCATATTGATCGCAACCCCAATCATCTATTCCTTGATAGTAAGACAACAATCTTTTTGCGCCCCATTTAGTTAATTTGTAAGTTTTCATTTTTTCATTTATGTCCATTTTAGCCTTTTGTTAATTATTAACTTTAATTAACTTAAATCAAGCTATTTGTTAAGTCAATAAAATAATTAATATTTTTTTATTTTATCTATTGACAGCTATATATAAAGGTTTATAAACTTAACTTATGTTAAATAACAATAAAGGGTTAAAATGATAAAAACAATGCAAGAACTAAAAGAAGTTAATAAAAAATGGTTTACACCTGAAAATAAAAGATTTTTTAATGATATTAATTACAAAGTCTTAATGGGTGCAAAATCAAAAACAAGGTTTTTAATTCAACATACTTATCAATTTTCCGATATGTTTGACGGAGTTAAAAAAGCTGTTTTTGTAGTTAAACCAATAACAACAGAGGGCAAAATTTTACCAACTGTTGAAACATTAAAAGAACTAAATCAAGTTAAGCAATATATGAAAGGGGCTTAAAATGGCTAAATTACATCATACAGAATATAAAAAGAATTATAAAAAATATATTCTTGATACTATTGAAACTGACAATGAGGATAAACCATTAAAAACAGATCAAGAAAAAATTAAATATATTTTTGACCGCTTTTATAGTGAATATAGTTGGGAAATTAATAAAGTAGGAAAGCAAAAAGCTATGACTGATTGGTTAAGTGGTTTAGCTTTAGATATTACATACTGGAATGATAATATTGTTGAACTAGCGATAAAAATGGGAAGTATTGAAGAAAACCCAAGCGCAAAACTACAAGCAAGGGTCATTGAAAAATATTGGTCTTTTATGGCTAATATTATTCTAGGGTTTAAAAAATGACACCAACAAACTTTATAATTTTAATGATTTCTTTCGGTTGTATTATGGCCGTTTGGGTTTGGTTATATGACGGCTATAAAATAGACCAAAAAAGAAAACAAGAAGAACTAACAAAATCATTTAATAGAAACAATGACAGAATTAATTAAAAAAACAATAATTAATAGAAAGGGGGAAAAATGCCAAGTATGCAATTAACATCACAAAAAGATAGACCGCTTACGAAAGGTCAAGTTGAATATTGGACTAAACGTAGCAATGACCAATTTGATGATCGCAAAAGTGATTTAAAAGCACAATTTGAAAGTATTATCCAAACAAATACAGATAAAAAATGGAAATCTTTTTTAAAGTCGCTTAATGTTAATCACTTAATCAAAAAATCTGAAATAGCGGATAAAAACTATCAAACATTCAAAGATGACAAAGAAAAAGTTGAACGTGATCTTGAACGTAAAAGAGATATTGCTTTTAATGATTTAAGAGAACGCATTAAAAGATTTGGAAGAATACGAAAATGGCAAGACGAATATACAGAAAAAGATACTGTTGAAGATATAATCCAATATCTAAAGCAATGTTGTTATGATGAGTGCGAAAAACAATTTAATAATACCAAACAAGCAAAACCGCTTGATGATATAGAACATTCAAGAAAGAAAGTTGAAGATTTTTTGAATATGTCTAACGTATCAACGGCTTTGTTGGGCTTAATTAAATACCAATTTCAACAAGTTGGAATTAAAAGCAATGGTCTATTAGATAGTAATATTAAAGAGTTAAAACAAATAACATAAAGGAATAGGCGGGGTTGAAATATATCCCGCCTAAAAAATTATGACAGATAAAACTCAATTTAATGGTTGGACACCTAAAATTATAATAAACACACCTAAACAAGCACCAATACAAAATCAATTAGATAAAAAGACCCAAGCTAAAATGATGGAATATATTAAAAACAATTCAACTGATAAACTTAAACAAGTTATTAAGAAATTTTATAAAAAATGAAAAAAAAAATTATGCTATTCGCCCACCTTGTGACAGAAATAGATATTTCAAAGTATAAGCAAAAAGAATATGTAAAAATTGTTAAAGCGATTTATTGGGAAATATTTGGAAGTAAAAAATAACTACCTACCACCCCGATTGTATTTTTTATATGATCTTTTCTCATCTTTGTTCATTCTTTTCTTATGCCTACCGATTTTTCTTTTAGTTCTTTCCCTATAAATATTGACCCCAAATGTTCCTTTTTTAGCCATTTAGCTAATCACATTAAACCTTTTTTTCTTAATTTTTTTGGTATATCAGATAGATCATCTATTTTTTTATACAAATCCCCTACTAATCTCTTATGACCCACACTAACCTTATCGTTTTGTAATTGTTGAATTGTAAGCTGATCTCTTAATCTGTCTATTTCTTTTAAATCCGTTTGATCTGATAATAGTTTCTTAATAATATTTAATAACCAATCTATCTCGGTAAGAGCAATCGCTTTGGTTATTTGAAAAACTGATTTACTATCTTCACTCATTTTAAGATTGTATCTATTATTATCTACTTTCACAAATCCGTGTTTTATAAATTGTTCATCATATTGGGATATTAACCCGTCAATATTAACATTGATAAGCTGATCTAGTTTCTGTTGATCTGCACTATCCAAAATTCTACCTAATTTTTTATAATCAATCATAATTTTTAGGGGAAAAGCCCGATTTTGTACAATTTACTACGTTTCTTTTCCCCATTATTTTTAAGGGGTAGTGAGAAATTTCGTTTATAAGGCCTTACTACCCCCGTTTATTGATACATATGAACTTATCTATTGTATCAAAAAATGTTAAGTTCCTCTCGGCTAAAGATGTATGATACCTTTGAGCTAAAATGACTTTTTGAATACATACACCTACTTAACATAATCTGTATTATTAACATAAGTTAAAACCTCTTGCAACAATTCTTTTTGACTACCCCATTTAGCATTGAATTTTTTAGGGCTATAATGATAACCTTCCTTGCCCAAATGGTGCAAAAAACACAATGGAATTGCCTCAAAATCACTACTTTTTCTGGAAATTCCTAAATCCTTATATTTTATATGGTGTATTTGTGGCG